CCATCTCCACCTATTGCTTCAATAGATGTTGCTGATCCACCAGCACCACCAGTACCAGTTCCGTAATAAAGAATATTAGTACCTTCTGAATAAGCAATCTCAGCATTTTCGAGACTGGCAGGAGCTGAACTTCCAGTGCTACGTTTGATTCTAATTGTGTTAGCCACTAGAAATTACCTCCATCAGTAAGTGTGGTTGCTGTCCATGTGCTGTCAGCTTTATATGTTCCAGCAGCACTATCATAATAAATTATAGACTTATTCACCTTATCGGTATCGGTTAACGTTGTTAAGCTAGAAGAGAAACTAGCTCCAGTAGGGCCAGTAGGGCCAGTTGCGCCTTGAGGCCCAGCCGTTGAAACAGTGACAACTGTCGCTGAACCTTCGTTAACCGTGACAGTATTAGTCGTCTCGTCAACGGTAATAGTATTCGTTGTCTCAGTAATGGAAATAGTATTTGTCATGCTGTATATCCTTCATTCATTTCAATTGTGCCTTCGACCCAATATTCTTTATCACCAGATCCATTAGTTAAGAGAATATCGTATTTGTATTCATTTTTAGTAAATGTAGCAGTCTGAGTATCAGTCACTTTCCAAGTAAATAATCCACCTGCTGCATTAGTAACTGTAATAGTTACATCTGCTGCTTTACTGGTGCGAGCAGCATCCCACACTTGGCTCGTTAAAGTATATCCTGTTAAATTCAAAGCATTCCCAGATGATTTTAATTCAAAATTCACACTATGATCCGATCTCCTTTGGATCTTCATATTATACGTGACAGGTGAAGTAGCCATTAACTCCTACTATGCAACATTAGGTGGAGAATCAAGCGAATCTCCAACAGGGGTGACTGGTGGTTCTATCTTATTATATGCATCTATTTCACCATTGATTTTTTCAATAGCCATTAATATGTGATTTTGTTTGTTTTGAATCTCTTGTAGCTGTTTTGTTAGGTCTTCTTTCTGGTGATTAAGAGTGTTGTATTCATCAACCAATTTTTGACCTTGATTTTGAGCCTCTTGACGTAATTCCGAAACAGTACTCATAAAAGATAAGAAGATATATGCATTGATTATAAGCCTTAGAAGGAATTTAGTTGATTTCTGTCAAATTAAACTTATAAGCTTTACCATTTCTTCTATTTAAAAGATACAAATCATTTTCACCTTCTTGAATTGTGTAATTACCCCATGTACCATCAATTTCGTTTTGAGTCCCTTCGTTAGATAAATGAAGATCGTGCATATAAATATTTCTCCATCTATAACTAGAACTACCTAAATCCCATGTATTGTTTGCTTGAGGAAGGAAATGCCCACTTATTTTAAGTAGATTAGCTTCACATTCAAGTCTGCAACTGGCTGATGTAGTAGTATCAGCGACATGGAAATCTATATATTTACCAATATCCATTACGCCGTTATTAGCTACATAAGTAGTTACATCAAATCTATTTCCACTGGAATTCTCATCTCTATTATTTAGTTTGGCTGCGTTACTTGCTGTACCTGTTAATGCACTAACAACAGTCCCAACAGTTAGGGTATCAGTAGAAGGATTATAAGTGAAAGACGAATCGGTAGGATGCATATAAAGGGATTTTTGGGCCGTCTCGCCCCCCATTACGGCAGTACTAAATGGGATTTGATAATTAGCATTAGTATTATTCTGAGTCACCAAAATCTGGTCGGATTTATTTATTGTCCCGACAATGGTTGAGTCACACGTCAGTATTCCAGTTATTTTTGCTGTTCCGTTTACAGTTAATTTATGACTAACAGTTGAAGTACCTATTCCTAAACCACTTGAATTAAAACGAGCAAATTCAGAACTACCATCTCTAGGTCTAATAGAATGAGTATCAGCATCCGTAAAAATCGAATTGGTATCTGTAATTATTCTCGCATAACCATCATTGTTTTCAATCCTTAGAGCTACAGCACCATCTATTGAATTTTTGATATGTAAATGATCTGCTGGATCAGTAAAGTTTCCTACAGCAATCGACCCACCTGAATCAATACATAAACGGGTTGTATCTTGTGTCTGAAATACAATATCTGCTACTTCACTTGTCTCGAAAATAAATTCCCCTGTTCCTCTGTGAATTATCTCTGAACTTGCATTAGCTCCAGCATTATTTCTTCTAATTCTTAACCCATAATCAGGATAAGTTGCATCTCCTACGAGATCAATATAAGAGGCATGATTACCACTACCACCAGCACCTATTTCTAAGAAAACATCATTCGATCCATTTTGAAATCTTACATTTCCTGCGACTTCAAATTTTACTGCTGGATTTATCTGTCCAATCCCAACCTGACCATTAGCATCAATAGTCAACCTATCCGCACCATTAGTTGTATATCTAACTTCGTTAGTAGCTGGAAGATAAAGACCATTAGCAGGTGCAGTAGTCCCTGTAACAGTGACTCTCGCAGCTATTAATTCATCTGTTGCAGTTATATCTATCCCTGAAATATTTCCACTGGCTCCTATATCTCCAGTAGTCGTAACCGCAGTAAAGGCATATGTACTATCTAGATTTTCCCAATCGTTATTAGCTGAATTTCTTCTTTGAAATTTATGAGCAGTAGCGTTCCATCTGACAGCCCTTTTAGGATACGTTCCTCCTTCACTATTATATTCAGTAACATCAGAAGACAGCAGCCCAGTCGCTGCGTCTATTTTCTCATCTAAATCAGTAAGAACCTCTGTATAAGTCCTTGTAACTGTTGGTCTGTCAAAATAAACCATTTAATTACACCCCTCTAGCAGTCCAATCGAAAATTCCATATGTTTTGGTTCCGTCGGCTTTATATAAATATACTCTAAACCCAGTTGGACTAGCTTCATCAAGAAAATCATAAATAGCATACCTTGCGTCACCCGTTGAGCCTCTAATAGTTAAAGCAATTGAATCAATGTCAAGGAATGTTTTAGTAAAAGAAACCTGAACTCCTGCATCATAAACAGCTTGTGCTTGTCCCGAAGCAACAGTAACTGAACCTTGATCTGTTTTCTGCTTAACAGATAATTTTAGTGAAATTTCAGTAACCTTTATTAGATCATTCGCATCTGCACCAGCTAAATCAAATCTTGCTTTAACATATCTAAACTGAGTTGCAAATACACTGCCATTTCCTGAACCTTTATCTGTCCAATTAGAATTATCACTACTAACATAAATTCTGGGTGTGATCGTTAAACCTTGCCCAACTGTCTCTTCAGGATCAATTGACATTGCTATAGAAATAGCAGAATTAGCAAGAACCGATCCATAATCAAAAACTTCTTCATAAGATCCTGAATTTACAGAAGGTAAAGCATAAGGAACATTCGCACCATTACTATTGAAAGCATCACTAGCGAAATGATTTTGGTACTGAATAGAAGTATCTAAACAAAAATAACCAACATTATTAAGAACATAAAAGTTGGAAGTTGTAGCAGGACTTTTATAATCAATATTCCCCGTCGTTTGTCTACTCCCTGCTACTTCAAAAGTAAATTCATTAATTGTTGTTGTCTTAATGATATATTTTTTCGCATCATCAGTTGTTCCATTTGCTGTCCCAGAAGTAAAATTAATTTCTATTTGTTGATTAACAGATAAGCCATGAGATTGCTTTGTAACAGTAACAATTAAACCCGCACCACTATTATCAGGATTTGACTGAGAATATGTAGCTGAAACGTAGTCATTTGCACCACGACTAGCATCATCTATCAATGCAGTCTTTAAATCAGCATTTAAAACATAATCAGGAGGTTCATTGACAACTGATGTCACTGAACCTGCAACACCTTGTCTACCTGCACTATCAACTGCTGCTAAATAATAAGTATATGTCCCAGCAATTTGCTCAAATATTGTTGTAAATTTCCCTTGTTTTGATCCAATCAAGCTACCTGCTTGAGTATTAGTTTTATAAATATTATAAGCAGTAATAGGTAAACATCCTGTTAAACTAGGCTCTTTCCATCGAAGTAAAATATTATTATCTATGACTTCTTGTGTTATATCTACGGGAACAGGAACTTGTGTTACAGATTGAATATATGCTGTCGCATCTCCTTCATTATCATTAACATCAACAGCACTAACCCAGTATTTCTTAGCCCCCTCTGTCCATGTTATTTTTTCAGAAAAGACCGTAGTGTAAGACGTAGCAATTAAATTTGAAGCAGATTCAGCCGAAGAATCAGTTCTGTAAATCTTATACTCACGGATCGGAAGTCCATGAGTTTTGCCACTATTATTAGTTGCTGCTGTAAGGGCAGTCCAATTTAAAACAATATTTTCATTCTTACCATCTAAATCATCACTCGTAACGACTGGGCTTTCTGGCAAAGAAAAAGTAACATCTGGATAGTCTGGAGCATTTTCTATACCTGTTCTTCCTGTTACCCCGAAATTATCATTAATATCAATAGCCCTTACCCAAAAACGACGAGAAGCAACCCAATCGACATCTACCACATAAGTTGTAGCTTGAACTCTGGTGATTACAGATGCATTACCAACAGCAGTCACGTTTGTAGCACTACTTCTTATCTCATATTCTCTAGACGTCGTACTCCCAGACACCTGATTCCAAGTCAGTCTCAATGTCCTGCCTTCGTACTGCCATGTGATATTTGGTGCAGGGGCTTGAGTGAAAGTAACAGTAATTTCTAATGCACTTCCTCCGATGTTGCCAGCAATATCTTTAGCTCGAACCTTGAAAGTTTGTTCAGTGTTCCACGTAACAGGGATAGAAAAAGTTTTACCAGTAACGATACCTTCTAAATTACTTGCACTAATATCACCTTTATAAATTTCGTATTCTTCGATTGCATAACTTCCTGTGGCTGGAGTTGACCAATTCAGAATTAAATTATCATCTTTGTAATCAAAAGAACCCTCTGTCGGCGCACCAGGGAAAACAGGAGTAATTGCAACTGATTTAGCAGTAACACTATAGTTATCATCCGTATCAATTGCTTTTATTAAATAAGTAATACTTACTCCAGAAACAAGAGTCCCTACTGTCGCTGTGGTTCCAATAAACTCACCAATAACAGTGGCACTATCCCAACTTGTCCCTCGTCTTATCTCATAACCTCTAATATCTAAATCAGCAAACTCAGGTGCAGTGGGGACAATTTTCACCCATGTCAGACGATCTCCTAAGTTTTTATCAGTAGTACCAGTAAATGTAACAACATCACTTGGTTTTGCTGTTTTACCAGTACAAGTAAATGAAGTCTTTAGAGGTGTAACAGATTTTTTACCATAGGCACTCAAACTGTAAATTTCAAAATCAAAGACCTTAGTCCCTATAGATTTATCAATAGATACATTTGTAATCTCATGATCTGGATTTTGGACTCGAATCGTATTCCATCCCCCTTCAGCTTCTCTCCATCGAACCTCATATTTATTAACCCCAAGGACAGGCTTCCATGCTGCAATTACCTTTACTCTGACTTCATCTCTATGCCTGTATAGTTGTTGATGAGGGAAAGTAATAGAAGGCGAAGCGATTGCATTTCCACTTTCATCATCACCAGCATATCCAGTCGGACGTACTGCCCAGCCCGAAGGTGCAGCAGGAATCTCATCTAAATTTGTTAAATCTCTATGATTAAGCCCTTGATCTTGTTCAACATGATCATATTTAGATTCATTATGAGAGACACAAGTAACCCCATATTGAAAGTCTTCTTCTTCTTTGACTCCAACAACTTTCCATGTAGAGGTTTGAAGGTTTTGAGCTGATGTTCCTCCAGTAGTTTCTAATATCCAAAGACTATTTACATTAGGAGTTTGGTCTTGGAATACATCAGCTTGATTTCCATTCGCATCAACACCGTATTCAGGATCTCCTGGTTCTCTACCTGCTGAATCATTTACTTTAATCCTAAAATTAGTAACCGTTGTTATTACTCCACTTGCTGAAATCCCATCCGTACCAACATCAGCAGTACAAACACTGCCATTTTGCATAATCACATGCAATGTTCTTGTATAACCAATACTTTCATTTCCTATACCTGGTAAATCAGTTAAGTCTGTGTTATCAACTGTAATTTGATTCGCAGCAGGAACAGCTTTAATTCTTCCTCCTCTTCTTACACCTGCTTTAACTGGATCAGCTATCTCAATAATTTGACCAGGGCGACAAACCGTACCTGCTTCTAGTGAAGTAACGAACGTACAAGTTTCTGTTTCATTCTGAGCAACATAAATCAACCATCTTCCTACTCTCCTTGCAGCCCCCCGTGAAGTACACCCAAAAGCATTGATAGTCTTGGAGACAACTCCGAATTTCTGAACAGCAGCATCATCAATAACTTCCTCATATGCCATGTCTCTCAAAGTCATGTCGTAATATTTAACGATTGCAACTGTTATTCTGGTTGTCTGCGCTACCCCTGAATATGAGAAACCTTCTGGAGAAACATTGGCTAATGTAAATAAATAACTAGGATCAACGCCTTTTTTATCCTGAGATAAGTTTAATGCACCTGCACCGTAGTAAGGCATAACCCTGAAGACAGAGCATAACTGAGCAATAATTCTGTAAGCATCCTCTTTTTTTCTAAGGACTGCATTTAAGGAAAATCGAGGTTCACGAACTTTCTGAATTGTCCCATCATTAAAACGATCATGGAACTCGACGATTTCCGAAGAGTATCTAGAAGCAGCGTAAAATGAGTATTTATCAAGTTGAGCTGCATCAACATGATCTCCAGTCCCGTAACGAGACGATAAAAGCAAATCGTATAAACACCATGCTGGGTCAGCACACCAATGAGTAGTTGTAGTTAACGTACCGTTAAAAATGTACCCAGATGGATAATAAATAAACCCCCAAGTTTGAATTTCATCGGCATTTGAAATTCCTAAATTATCCGCAACAACTTTATCCGTTACAACAGTAGGAGTACCACTACCATTGGCTCCCGCCCCAGGTATCTTTATCTTTTTCCCTCTAATCCTATAAGCTCTCTTCGGAACACTCCCAAATTCTTCAGCCTCAACTTGTAACCCTATAAGGGCAGTATTTGGGT